GTGGATCGCGTTGGCATCGGTACGGTTGTCAGACAGACGAGCATCATTCCCAGCGCAGGCTTGCTGGGCACCAGTGCCAAGGGTACGAAGCGATCCAGTTCCAGCGACGGCATCGACCGTGAGGGCGTCCCCACCACCCGGTTCGTGCGAGGTCTTGTGCGCCGTCGGCGTTCTGGCATCCGAAAGTCTGGCATCGGTGCCTGAACACGCCTGAGTCGCCCCCGTCCCGAGGGTTCGTAGCGAACCCGTACCGGCTGCGGCATCGACAGCCATGGTGTCGGAGCCACCGGGCTGGTGTGACGAGGCGTGCGCCGCAACCGCAGCCACACCGAGAACCCACGTCGTCCCGTTGTACCTGTACGTCTTGTTCTCATCGGTGCGGTGGAAGAAGTCTCCTTCCTCGGGGGCGGGATCGGTGGGGAACGCGGTCCCCTGCGGGAGCTTGAGGTGCCCGCCCTCCGTGACATCGAACTCCACGGGACCAGTGATGATCCAGGGAGCCGACGGATCGAGGAAGACCTGTACGATGCCCATCGACTACCTCATGGCTCCGAGTACGCATACGTCGCGGAGGCGACCTTGCTGCCGCTGTACGTGTACGTGATCACCAAGGTCGCGACGAGCGTTCCGGTCCCGTCGTACTGCCGAATCGTCTCCGTCGCTGCCTTCCCGCTGGAGTAGGTGTAGGTGGTCTCTCGAACCTTGATCAGCTTCGCCGCAGTGGTCCACCACGTCTCAGCATCAACCCTACTTCCTGACCCGTAGGTCACCTCGTAGTAGCACGACTCGGCAAGCTCGTGGACGAGTTGATCGAGACCCTTGTGCTGGGCCTCAGTGATCCCTCCTCCAGTCGCGAGGGCGTACCACGTCCACGGAGCCGAGGTCGCGGTCTGCTGATACGAGAGCGCCTCATCCTTGACGAACGTCGTGGTCCCAGGTCTAGGCGTCGTGAAGACCCACGCCGCCCCTATCCACTGAGCAATCTCTCCAGCATGGCCGACGAACGCTCCGGTTGGAGATCCGCCAACGATGACCCGATAGCCCGTGGCTGGCGAGCCTGGCGGAGCGTTGACGTCACGGTCGTCCACCGGGTACTGCCAGACGTTGACCCGGCTCTCGCCGATACCACGAACCACCCCGTCTTCGAGGATGACGAGCCCCTTGCCCGTGACGTACTGAGAGCCGTGGTATCCATCAGGAGCCGGGGCTGGATCGGAAGCCTGCTCCTCCCAGATGACAGACTCTTCCCACAGCGGGCCGTCTCTCGCATCTGGGGTCCGACCGACCACTACTCCCTCTTCTTCCGGCTCGACTTCTTTGGCCTCAAGCGAGCCTCGCCGGCCTCCTCATGCTCTGCGGCTGGCGGCTCCTGGGACGGCTCCTGGGCCGACTGGGCTTCCCTCTCTGCCCTCTCCTCCTCCAGCCGCCTCTGCTTCTGCGTCAGGCCAGGATGCACCCCCACAACCGGGCCAGCACCGCCACGGGGCTCGCCCGTGACATGGACATAGCTGCCATCAACCTGCTGGACGATGGCCCCGCTGGCCAGGGCCTCATCGAACGCCTGGAGCTTCGCCTGCTCGGCGGAGAAAATGTCCTTCGCCGCCTTCTCGGCATCCCTGAACGCTTGGGCCTTGCCCACGGCGACGATGATGGCCTTGTCGCAGTTGATGACCATCGCGTCCATGGTGCCGATGGCGCGTTGGACCCACTTGATCTGGCCTTCGACGATCTTGCGCTGGACGTCCGCACCCATGGCCTCCACCTCTTCCTTGGTGAAGCCCTCGATGTGCGCGTCGTTCTTCCAGAGGTGCTTGATCTGAGCCAGAAGCTCGACGTTGGCCTTGGCCGCCGCCTCCAAGGCTTGCTTGGCGCCGGTCTGGCGGAGCTGGGTCTCCTCGGCTTCCTTCTGCTTCTCGTTGAAGCCCTTGCCCAGCTCCGCTGCCGTCAGCTTCCGCACCTCAGCCGTGTGCCTGTTCACCTTCTCCTCCTCCTTCGCCTACGGGGTCAGAACGCGGTCTCGATCAGCCCCAGGTGATCATCGCGATGACGTCTTCGTTGCCGCCGCCACCCCTGAACTTCAGGGCGTACTCGCAGTAGAAGCATCCGACCGCCTGCTCTGCCCCAACCGCGCTGGGGTAGACGTCCTTGTTCGCCGCCGCGTTGACGCCGTTCCACTGGAACGAGCCGTTGATGTAGATGTCCACGTCCGCGACGAAGTCGAGCCCCTGGTAGTCGCAGAGGTCGGCGGAGATGTTCTGCACGCCAGGGCCTCCAGGACCCTCCAGGAGCGTGTTGGCCGCGATGTTGGCCAGCACCGCCGCATACACCTTGCAGCGCGACACGGAGGTCTGAGCCTGCACGATGGCGTTGAGGAGCGATACCTCGCCGAAGGCCGCCTCGAATGCGTCCCACTCCGCCGTGGTCTCGGAGAGCTTGATGCCGTCCTGCGCCCAGGTCGAGCCGGTCTGGTTCACGTCGTCGAAGAGCAGCTCTTGGTTGGCCCTGACCATGAGGTCGCCAGCGGTCGTGGTGATCTCGCCGTCCGTGACGCCGACCGTGATGGGCCTCGCCCCGCCGCTCCTGACGGTCATGCCGGCCAGGAAGTCGTTGACCACCGCGTTGACGTCGAAGAGGTCCGTGTCACCTGCAACCTGAACGGTGCTCGTGCCTCCTGCCGACCCTTCGATGACAGCGAAGAGACGCTGCTCGGCATCGTCCCTGATGGACCAGATGAGACCCGCCCCTTCGAGGTCGAGGATGGCGTTGGTCACGAGGTTCACCGGGGTCGCGCCCTGGTTGGTGTAGGCCCGCTGCCTGGTGACGTCCGTGCCACCCACCTGGTCCTCGAAGACGCGGAAGAGGAAAGCCCACTCAGGCAGGTTCAGGTACTCCAGGCGCCGCACGTATTGGTAGTTGATGACCTTGGTGGCGATGTCCGCCGCCGCCGTCTGCACGAGGTCGTTGCCAGCCGCGTTCTCCTCGACGAAGGAGATCTGGACGCGGTTGGCGATGTCGTTGAAGGTGTGACCATCGACGTTGCTCTCGGACTGGAACAGGCCGAAGATCTCCTTCCCATTCGACGAGATGATCGGCTCGCCCGTGGCCGCGTCACGGATGGCGCAGAGGTTCAACGGGCTCAGCGCGTTGGGGCCAGCCACCTCGGTCGTCGTCGCGCTTGGGAACGCAGCCTCGAAAGCGACGACGGCGCCCTCCGTGGTGACAGCACCAACAGCCGCCGTCTGCGTCGGAGCTTCCGCGCCAGCCACGGACAAGACGACGTAGGCTTGCGCCGCCGGGACCGTGACATCGGTGACGATGATGTCCGGGAACAGGAACGGCTTGATCTCCACCGTGTCGAGGTCCGTGTTGAGCTGGAGCGTGCTCCGCTTCTTGGCGTTGACGGTGGGGGCGTCGTCGTACCAGTTGGACCCCATCGTCGCGTCCCAGAGCCGATGGACCTGGGTACGCAGAGCGTTCATGTCGTACATCAGATCAGTCGAGGCCGTCTCCAGGGTGGCCTGACCAGCCGCAAGACCATCGTTGTAGACGTCGCTGAACCATACCTGGTTCTCCTGGTCAGCCTTCGTAACACTCGGCATTTACTCCTCCTGTTCCTCGCGCACGACGAGCATAGCACCATCAGACGTCAGGCGTGTAGTCGATGCGGATCACGTAGTACGCCTTGGGCACGTAGTTGAACGTGATCGTGTCGTAACCAGTCCCAATTCCACCAGATTCAGATGCCCTGTAGTCCCCAACGCCAACCACACCCTCGACCTGTCTGTGGCCATTCGCCGACACCACCTCGGTGTCGATGCCGCCGTGCTTGAACGGCAGCGGTGTCGTGAAGACCGATGGGTTGCCCGTGGAGACGAGTTGCCTCTGGAAGAACCTCGCCGACCCCCCGGGGGCTCCACCGAAGACAGCCTCCAGGAAGCTCACCAGCAGCTCATCAGAGCTGGTGGCAACCCCGACCTGCTGGAAGACGTCCACGCCGCCCGTCGGGTAGTTGACGTCGCCAGCCTTGGCCGGTCTGCTGTCAGACCCGACGAGGTAGGCCCGTCCTGGCGTCAGGCCCGTGTAGGTGCTTCTGATCGGCCCGTGGAAGTGGATGATGCAGTCGGTGGCCGTGTACTTCTTCTTGATGATGGCGACGGCTGGCGGGCTCGCAGGGTTCGAGATGTCAACCTTCTCTACCTGAAAGCGGTTGCCGATCTTCGCCGCACGGATGCGAACGATGTCCCCAACGATGTCCGTGGCGAGGCAGTCTGCTCGCCCCAGGATGCGTTCGCTTCGCGGGACGGACGCGGCGTTGACCTTCGCGACCACCGATCCATCCCTCCCCTAGAATCCACCAGTCCCAGTCGCCTCCAAGCTCGCGAACGTAAGCGATGCGACCCTGGCTGCGATGGGGCTGACCGTGTTGATCGTCAGCTCGCTGACATACTCTGGCTGCACGTCCAGCTCCATGATGGAGACGTCGCTAGAGGTCGCATCGAAGTCTCCACCGGGCTTGTAGCGCACCGGGATGCACCCTCCGCAGAACCATGCCCTGCCAGGGATGCGGTCCAGCGGCACACCAGCCTGTCCAGATGCGTTGAGCACCACCTCGGCGCCAACCCCTGACTGCCCTGGCTGGACGAGCCCAGCCCTGGCTGCCACGAACCGCTGAAGCCGGAAGCCCAAGAAGTGGATGATGACGAGGTTGCGCCTGATCGGCTGAACCCCTCGGATGGCACCTGAGATCCAGTTGTAGAAGTCGGAGTCGTAGAAGCGAGCCCCCCTCTGGAGGGTGACGACGCTGACGCTCGCCGTCTTGATGACGGGGGTCTTGTATTCCCAGTTGCCTCGTTGAATCTCCTTAGTTTCGACCGTGATCTCTGGCATCGAACAGCCAGAGAAGCCCAGCACCGGATCGAAGACGCTGAAGAGCGGATTCCCTGCGAAACCAGAAGCATCCAGCACCCAGAACGGGTACTGCTGCATCATGTCCAAGAATCGCCGCTGCGCCATCGGGACCTCTCTGGCCCATGATGCCGCACGGCAGACCCGAAGACCAGCCTAGTTGGCTCTGGGCCGCTCCTTCAGGCTACGCAGCGGAGGGCAGCTCGACGTCGAACCGCTCGTAGGCGACGTCCATCTCCGAGAGCGAGACGTCGGATGTCGAAGCGTCGAGGTCGCCCGCGATCTTGACCCTGATCGGGAAGGCGTCCCGCAGGATGTACCGCTTCGTGTTGGCGTCCGTCAGCTCGATCTCGGTCGCCGCCATCTGAGCGCTCCCGCTGGCCCCCGTCGTGATGGCCACGCTGCGCTTGGGACGCTGGATGTGGTAGAGGGTGAGGTCCCCGCGATACTCGTCGCCCTCGGCGGCGGCGAGAATCCATGCGAAGAAGGCCGTGTCGAACCGAGCGCACCCCCTGATGAGGGTGATGTCGTTGACGCTCGGGACGCCAGGGAACTTCTGCGTGTAGGTCCGAATGCCCTCGCGGTACTCGGCCATCTCCTGGGTCAGCTCGGGCGCCGTGATGCTCTGGAAGCCGGCCTCGGCTCCCTGCCCGGCGATGTACCCCGGGCCGCTCTCGAAGGGCTGGAGCGCGTCACCTGGAGAAGCTCCGGGGATGCCGTTGACCGGAGAGGCGTCGCCCGGAACCATGCGGGCGTGGAACCTGAAAGCATGAAGCGGATCGGTTGCCGCTGATCGTCCCATGGTCTTCTCCTTCTCCTACCAGTTGGGGGTCAGCACGACGCCCCGGCCGATGAGGTCGCCCAGCGTGAGGTCTCGGCCTTGGCCGACTTCCCACGGAGTGGGCATCGCGCGAACCCTGTCGATGAACACGTCCAGGGTCATCTCCTCCTCAGCCATCTCCTCTGCCATCAGATTGTACAGCGACGGCCACTTCTCGACCATGGCCAAGATCGCCCCAGCCTCGTTGAGGGACCTGTACCGCTCCGCCAGAGACCTCCACCGCGCCTCCTTCGAGATGCGGAGCATCCGTCCGAGAGGCGCAGTGGGGAGCATGGATTTGAGGTCCACGCCGGTCTCGACGAGCTTCTGGGCGTAGGCGGTCCCGTAGGCAGCGGTCGCGTTCTCCCGCACCCACTGACCCCACTCGACATCCGTCAGGGCCTCGTGCCCAACGACGACCAGAGGAAGCACCCCGTGGACCGCCTTGCCCGGGTAGCCCTCATGGGTCAGCCGAAGGAGCTTGACGCGGAACCCTCCGCTCCGCAGAGCTTCGCTCCTCACGGCGTCGGCAAGCTGTTCTGAGAGGGGCCTCTCCATCGCCTACTCCTGCTTGATCCGCCGGGGGCTCGCCTGGACCCTGGCGTACAGGGCCAACGTGGCTCCTGTCGTCTTGAGGACCAGCTTCTCGTCCCAGGCGAGCATGATCGGGTCCACGCGCAGGAAGGTCCCACCAGCAGGCAGCGACGCAAGGACGACCCGCTTGGGTATCGCGTCGCTGTTGATGATGGAGACCTCCCCAGGCGCAGCGTCCCCGAAGTCCACGAACACCTGGTCGATCTGATAGGTCACGAACGACGCATCCGGCCCGGTGAAGTCGAAGTCGAACAGGCCGCCCTGGTTGGACACCGGGAACTTCCTGATCGCCATCGCATCGACAGGCGTCGTGCTGGGCAGCGATTCATTGAACTGCTGCCCAGCGTTGATGCGCTGCTCTATGACCACAGGGGTCTGTGCCACGCTTCCCTCCGACTACCGTCAGACCAGGACGGCCGTGTCGGTCGAGAAGACCATCCAGGTCGTCGAGGCCAGGTCGAAGTAGGCCGGGACACCCGTTCCGGCCCCCGCGCCCTCGCCGACCTTGCGACCGTCCGTCACGAAGACCGTGGCTCCGTTGGCCGCCGCCAGGGGGAGGTCTGCGTGGGCGATCAGCGGCAGGTGCCCGTAGACGAGCGCCCCCTGCGTGGCCTCCGCCACGTCATAGCTGGCGTCGTCCATCCTGACCGAGATGGACCCGGCCACGACCAGCTCCTTGATCCGGTCATTGCCGTCGAGGTCGCTCACCGTGACGTTGGGCCACGCTTGGACATCCTTCCCGTCCGGGTCGCCCGTGGGCGCGAGGTCGAGATTGGGTCCGGGGATGAACACCCGCTTGGTGCTCAGGTTGGTGATGGTTGCGTCCATTGTCTCATCTCCTCCAAAGCGAAACTCGGTTTCGCTCTAGGCCCTCTCGCTACGCGGCCTGGGCCACCTTCTGCTGGATGCGGAACACGATGAACTCGCCGGGCGTGTTGGGCGCGACGTAGATGTCGCAGATCACCACGCCCGCGTCTTGCACGTTCTGGGGGTTGTTGGTCTCGTCGCAGATGACCGCGAACGCCTCGGCTGGCGTCCCGCCCTTGAAGAGACCCTGCTGGTACTGAGTGAGCAAGAAGCTCTCGACGGAGAGCCTGATCTTGCTCCAGAGGGGCGCTCCCACGTTCTCGAAGACGAAGCCGTGCGTGCTGTTGAAGATGCTCGCCTTCAGGAAGTTGAAGAGCCTCCTGACGTGGACGTAGCGGAAGTCGCTCGGCGGTCGCTCCAGGGTCCGCGCGCCCCACACGCAGAGCCCGGTCTGCGGGGTGTTGATGATCGCGTTGACCTGGTTGGGGTGCAGGACGTCGATCTCGGCGAACTCCAGCTTCCGCTCGACCCCTGTGGCGAAGAGGAGCTTGCCGTCCACGGTGCCAGCCGGGGCCTTGCCCACGCTCTTGGCGGAGTCGGTCCTGGCGTAGATGCCCGCGATGTGGCCTCCGGGCGGGATGTTGACGGGGAGGTCCGTGACCGGATCGGCGATCTGGATGTAGGGGTAGTAGAGCGCCCCGTAGCTGGACGTGATGCCCAGCGTGTTGATGCGCCAGTCCTTCGCCTGGGTCGGGGTGTAGCCAGGAGGCGTGGCGAGGATGACGAACCACTTCTCGTTCGTCTCGGCCTCGGTCACCTGGTCGACGCTCATGGTGACGTTGCCCGCCGCATCGGGGATGGTCAGGTTGATCAGCTCATCGGTCGAAAGCAGGGCGTACATGCCCTTGCGGTCGCTCTTGAGAGCCGGGCTCGTCAGCTCGCTGCGGGTCGGAGCGCTCCCGTCGAGACCGCCCGTGGGCTGGTCCGCCGTGTTGGCGTCCGTGGGCTCCAGGTAGTAGCTGACCATCGGCACCGCCGCGTTGCCAGCCTGGGTAAAGTTGCCCACCGCACCAGACGTCGCGCCATCGTCGGCCGAGGTCTCGAAGGCGAACTCGCCCGTGTCGTAGTCGATCTCGTTGAAGCCAGCCGCCGCGCCGCTGAAGACGTCGCCGATGAGGTTGCCGTTGCCATCGTCCGTGATGGTCCTGGCCACGCCGTTCAGGTCCGTGTAGGCGATGCTCACGGAGCCGGGCTGCACCGGGGTCTCCAGCGGGGCACAGACGAAGGGAGCCGGGATGGTCGGGGTCGCACCGGAGCTTCCGAACTGCGCCTGGGTGCCGTTCCCGGCCCCGACCGCCCGCTGCCACTGGTAGCCAGACAGGCTGCGCGGCGCCACGTCCTCGTTGGAGGGCTCGACGAGGCCGATGAGCGAGCTGCCGACCCCCTCGTTGTTGAGGATGGACCCGATGTACCTCGCGTCGGTCGGGTTGGTGAGGGAGAGATCCTCGAAGGTCTCCAGGAGGTCGTAGCTCACCCCGCCATCCTCGGAGAGGTAGACCAGGACGTCGTGCCTGGAGAAGCTCGCCGTGGCCCGCGTGTAGTAGTCGGCGTCACCGCGCACGTCCAGGCGCACGTAGTTGCCCCAGTCACCCTCGCTGATGGGCTGGAACTGCCACACCCGCTGGGTGTAGGCGACCTCGACGGGCAGCCCGTTCGCCGGGGCGTAGTTGGCCGTCAGAGACCAGACGCCCGTGTCGTAGGCCACCGCCCCAGCATAGCCACCGCTCCAGGCGCCCGCCCCGTTGTCGGTGACGGTCGTGTCCGGGGGCTGCGGGGTGTAGTCGTAGGTGACGTCCGCCGGGTTGAGCGGAGCAGTGACGAAGGTGATGGTGAAGAGGCCGGTCTCGTAGTCCACGTAGCCAGCCGGGACCGCAGGGGCGCCAGCCTCGTACAGGACCCCATCGCTCCCCGTGTCCGAGTACGCCTCGCCAGCAGCGATCCCGTTGATGGTCACGCTCCCGGGGACGATGGCCCTGTTGGCAGAGGTCGTGCCGAGCTTCCCGGCGAACTCGGTCACGACGCCGGCCGGGACCGGAGAGAGGTCCGACGCCTCAGCGATCACGCTGACGGCCCACGTCGCCGCCACGGCAAGTGCCTCGACCACACCAGCGACGTTCGTGTAGATGAGCGTCTTGCCATCCACGCTCACCGCCGTGATCGGGAAGGTGCCGTTGTTCGCCGGGGTCGTGCATCCCGCCAGAGTGAGGGTCTGGCCGACCATGCCCGCGTGGAATGGCGTCCCGGTGATGACGTTCAGCGTCATAGCCGGGGCCGCTCCGCCGATTGCGTCGCCGAGGACGGAGACCCCGTTCGTCACCTGCTTGAAGGCGACGGTGACGGAGCCGGGCTCGATGTCGATGTGCTGGATGTCGGTCTCGCCGATGGTCGGGGCCGCGCTGTTCATGGCCTTCACGGAGCCGTCGCCCGTCGCGATGGTCTCCTCAGCCCAGTCGCTCGTCAGGTAGCCCATGGCCTTGGCCGACCCGGAGCCCGTGACCCGCACGACGTAGGCCCTCCGTCCGCCGTTGGCGAAGAAGGCGAAGACGTGGGTCGGCATCTGGCTCGCAGCGATGAAGGCGCCGAACGTGTCCTGGAAGTTGGGGAAGCTCGTCACCAACGTCGCAACGTCAGACGGCCCACGCTCGGTGAAGCCGACGGTGCCCATGTTGCTGGTGGAGACACCCTGGATGGGAGCGAGACCGCTGCGCTTCTCCTCCACATAAACCCCTGGATGAAGGCGTTCTGCCATCGTACAATCTCCCTACCCCATGAGGGGGCTGTGAAGGTCAGCTCTTGTCGCGCCTGCTCCTCTTCGCCCTCTCCTCCTCCTTCGGGATCTCCTTCTCCAGCAACTCCAACACCTTCGGTTCATCGTCAGCGACCGCCTCGACCGTCGCTTCGACCTTCTCCTTCTCGACCACCTCCGCCCTTGGTTCCGCCCTGGATGCTACCACACTCGCAGGCGCAACCGCACGCTCTTCGAGCTGCTTCGGTGGAGCTGGCTCACTTTTCGTGGGGGGAGGCTGTCGCACCACCTCCCTCTGAGGCTTGCAGGCCACCACGAGACCAAGGCGCTTCAGGTGCGCCACGGCCCCCAGAGGAGCCTCGAACTTGTCCCTGGGACGGATGACTGTCGGACCCTTGCCAGGGATGTCGATGGGGGTCGTCACCTGCCCCCTGTAGTACCACCACTGCATCGTCAACCTCCCAGGATTCCAGGTTCCTCAGTACGAGGAGCCAACGAGATCCCAACCGTTCTCAGGGTTGGCACCACGATGGGGTCGGAGAAGTCAAGCTCGCCCTCAACCCGCAGGCTCATGGTGAACCCAATCGTCCTATCCGAAAACTCTACCAATTCGTCCAGGTTGTCAATGGACTCCAGGTAGGCTTCGTACCCACGCTCGTCGCCCTCGTTGTCGGTGAAGTAGATGGCACCGTAGGCCCAGATGTAGCGCCCCATGTACTTCAGCATGAGGTTCGCCTGGCCACGGAGCCTGGCGCGGAGGTGGATGTCGTAGGTGATGTCGAACGGCAGCGCGTAGCCCTTCACCTCGTTGAGCGAAGGCCCGACACTACCGTCCTGAGCGCGCACCAGCCTGGCGACCTTCGCCGCCACCTGGTACGCCTTGCCCACTGGGTGCCACCGCTGCATCGCTGGTGTGATGGCGCTCCTTGAAATCGCGATGTGCGGCAGAAGCTCTTCCTGGTAGACGTCCTCTGGCTCCTGAAAGATCACCGGGATCAAGCCGTCGTACTGGTCCGGGCCGGTCACGCCTGGGATCTGCACCGCGTAGTCCTGCACCTCCTCGCCGTCGAGGACGATGGTCTTCAGCACGGACCCAAACGTGACCACCAGGCCCGTGTCGAAGTCCTCGATGAAGACGGTGCCGGTGCGACCGTCAGCCACGAATCAGCCCAACCCAGGAGCGTTCCCGGTGGGCTCTCCCATCGGCACCGTGACGTTCGCCTTGTCCATCTCGGAGTCGACCCTCGCGAGAACGGCATCGAGGAAGCCGCTCGTCTTGGCCGCCCCCGTCCACAGGGCCAGATCCTCCGCCGAGGACGTCTCGACGTCGGGCATCGGGGGGAGCTTGCCTCCATCGGCCAGCTCGCCGGCCACCGCGACGATGGCGTCCAGAGCGTCGTCGTCAGAGAGGCCCGTCTGGACCGAGATGGAGACCGCCAGCTCGGCGACGTAGCTCATGTACTGCTCGGCGTCGGACGCGAGGTTGTCGACCCCCAGGTCGCCACCCTCCACCGGATCGCCATCCGGCGTGTTGTCGGGGGGCTCCGCGCCTCCGTCGCCGACGTAGCCATCCTGCTCCTCGATGCGGTCCAGATCCTCCGTCGTCGGGGTGCGGCCCATCTCCAGCTCGTCGATCTCGTAGTCGCGGAGATCGTCCAGCTCTTGCCGCTCGAACTCGGCGTTGGCCTTTTCGAGCACGTCGTTGATCCTCTCGTAGTCCATCACACCCTCGCTTACGCCCCGCCGGGGACGATTCTATCCTGGAACTCCTGCACCTTCCCGATCACCGATGCGGACTCGACGGGGAGGTTGCGGTTCTCCTTCCACTGCTCATCCTCTGGGTCTACCATCCACACCATCAGCTCTTCCATCGCTTTCTTGAAGTGCTGCGTGTAAACGGCCCTCACCGCTGGCCTCCAGTGAGCCTTGCCAGGCATCCCGATCCCCTTCTCGCGCCGTAGCACCTCGAAGGCGATGTCGCGACTCACCCGACGCTCCAAGAGTACCTTGCCCGTATCCCTGATGGGAACCCCCAGCGAGCGAAGCTCGGAGATGATCGTGGCCTTGTCGGACCTCCTCTGCTCCTCGATCTTCTTCACGTCGCTCTCGTCCACCCGCCGCGCTCTGATGCTGGCCTCGTCCTTCTTGGGCTCGTAGGGGAGCGTGTCCATCGTCCATGGGTTGTTGCGCTCCAGCACCACAGCCGCCTTGGAGACCACCGTCCCAGCCCTCAGCTTCGGGAGGATGTAGAGGACCGTGCGCTGGACATCGGAAGACCTGAGCCGCTGTGAGTAGTTCCAGCCCGGTGGTAGCACCCCGATGATCTTCCACCCCTGCTGGTCAGGGAACTGGACGACCTTCAGCATCTTCGGGTACTGGGGGATGTCGTCCGGGGCGAAGCTCATGACGTCCTCGTGGACGCTCTTCGCCACCTCCTGCGGGAGAGCCAGCATGAAGGCGTTGAGTCGCTCGACCCATTCCTCGGCCAGCTTGTAGGCCAGCTTGTTGCTCGGCTTCTCCTTGAAGTAGAACTTCAGCACGGCGGCTTCTCCGAGACCGGGATCAGCGTATCCGAAGAAGTTGGGACGGTCGAGTTGAGGTGCTTCTTGCACACCCCGACGTAGCCCTTGTCCCCCGTGACGATAGCTTCGTGAGCGCGCTCTCCACACCTGAAGCAATGGGTCGCGATGGTGGCCCTTGTGAGAGGACCCATGTAGAAGGGGAACGACTTGCCGACGAACGGACCACCACACGCCTGCATGGAGCAGCGCGGCACGTTCGAGCCTTCCGGGATGACCATCCTCGTGCAGAACGCGCACGGGAAGGCGTACCCCATCTCCATCCAGCGCTTCGACTCCACCCTCTCCTCCTTACATCTTCTTGTTGGAGAAGGCGTGCGGCCCTGGCCTCGACGTTCTGATGTAGAGCGTCGTCTCCCCCGGGAGCCTCGGCGCATAGTTAGCCGGTGGAACGACCCAGATGACGTAGTGCTTGGGGTCCACATCCACCCGGAGGTCAGCCCCGTCTTCGGAGTTGGCGATCCGCACGAAGCCGACGTCCACATCAACGTCTGTGATGTCGCCCTGTGCTACCAGCTCACCCGCCTTCGTCTTCACCTTCACGCGGAGCCCTGGGTGGAGCACCACCTTCTCCATCGCCTCGCTGAGCTGCTTCGACCAGGGCTTCATATCTTCGTGTGCTCCGTCTTGCGGAACGCCAGAAACTTCGTGCGGCGCTTCAGCTCGATGTAGTAGCCGACGAACTGCGCCGTGGACCAGATGTTGCCGTCACTGCTCGCCTTCGTGACGTCCCACTGGCTGTGGCCGCTGTTGGTGGCGAACTGCCCCTCCCACCAGAACTCGACGACGTCACCCTCCTTGGGGAAGGGAGCCTCAGCCCGCTCGATCTCCGTCCTGGGGACCTTCAAAATGGCGTCCGAGATGACCTGGCGGCCAACCTCAGTGACCTCTGGCGTCGTGTTCGACGACTGGGGGAACTCCAGCTCGGCGAACATCTCGAACGGACCCTGAAAGGCCCAGTCCTTGCCGTCGTGGCTCGGCTCCTTGTAGAGGGGGTGGCGGTTCTTGGCCCGCCGCAGGCTGTAGAGCCGGATGTTGACACCTGCCAAGATGGCTGGCTCTGCCGCCAGGATGTCGTGGATGGCGCGCTCGTCCCCACACCCCTCGCAGTTGTCGCCTGGGAAGAGCTGGCGACCGCTGATGCAGTCCTGTGGGCAGAGCTTCGCCATCTACCTCACCACCTCGTCAAGCCCGATCCACTGAGGTGCGATGCGACCAGCCATGGCACTGATCTTGGCCTTCACCTGGGTGACGGCCTCCGCCGCCGGGGCGTCGTTCGTCTTGTCGCCATCGCCCTGAGTTTTGACCGGCTCCAGGGTCCTGACGACCTTGAAGCGCTCACCGTTCTGGTGGACGACGTTGGCGCTGTTGAAGGAGGTGAACTTCCCGTCCTTCGCGTGGTAGCTCTTCTTGCCCTCGGTCATGGAATCCAGCATCTCTACAACCTCGGTTCGATGTCGCGCAGCGCGCGGCTGAACTTCTGGAACTTCTCCGGGGCGTCCTTCTCCATGGCGTGCTTCATGCCCCGACGCACCCCCTTCTGGGTCGGCCTCACACCATCGGGGAGCTTCGCGTTCGTCTTGTAGGGAGGCTTCAGGTAGCCCTGCTTCGTGAGCTGGGCTCGGCAGATGTCCCATGCCTCCCTGGTGTTCTTGCCCTTCTTCCTCACGGCCACGACGCAGTGCGACACCACGACGGGGGTCATCTGGGCCTTCGTCTTGCCACCCTTCCCGCGCGCCTGCGCGTTGGGCGACCTCTCGAAGAGGCTATCGAGCGCGATCCAGCTCACCCCTTGGCGGCCTCCTCCTCGGCCACGGCCTCACCGAAGATCTTCTCCATGCGCCGCGACGTCGCCGCCATGGCCGAAGCCGACTCCAGGCCAAGGTACTGGCGGGCGACCGCCATCAGAGCCTTGTGAAGCTGGAAGGCTCTCCGCAGGTCCAGGCCGTAGTCCTTGCGGATCTTCACGGCCGCCTTGGAGATGACCTCCGCCAGCTTCAGGTCGTCCATCTCGCTCGCGGGCTTCTCCTGCTCCAGGAGGCCCTGGCGATCCATCGCGCTGTCGATCTGCTCCAAGAGCTTGTTCTCGTCGTGCATCTCATCACCCCGTCAAGAATGGGACCGGATCGGAGAGGCCGATGACCTCCTCATCCAGTTTTTCCTTTTCAGCCAGGCCCTCTGTGCGAAGCGTGTCCCCATCAAGGGAACGCGACCCGCCAGCAGTTGGCCACTCCGTGTACTTGCCCCTGATGCGCCCCAGGGTCTCCTTCGCGTCAGCCAGCGCCCACTTCAGAATGATGTCTCGGTCCCGCACGGTGATCTTCGCCCCGAACTGGTCGCTGCAAACGTCCGACGTCAGGGTGTTCGAGACGTACCTGGCGATGGCCACACCGTTCCTCTGGTTGCGCGGGAAGATCCACAGGACGTTCTCGTCCTTCCTGTACTCCCAGGTGGGCTCGCTACCAACGATCCTGCGCGCCGTCTCGGCGTGTTGAAGGATCTGCATGAATGTCCCGTAGAAGCTCCCACCAGGGACGCCCGTGATGGAGCTGTAGGCCACTGGAAGCTGGTCGACGTCGATGAAGGCGTAGGGGTTGACAGCCGCGATGATGTCGAGCTGCACCCCTGGGAAGAAGACGTCCAGCACCATGTCGCAATCGACGGGCATCGTGTACTCCTGGACGCCCGGCGTGAGGTTCTGGGCAGCGTGCTTCTTCAGCCCCTTGCGACCCACCCACCATCTGATGGCGTCGTCGAAGCTGTCCTCGGCCTGTTCAGCCGTCAGCTCAACGGCGACAGCACCACAACCCAGCTTCCTGCGAAGCCACGCGATGGCGCTGTCCTTGTCACACGGCTGGGCCATCAACTCCTCCCTCCTTCAGTCTACAAGAAGGGACGCGACCCTCCTACTGCTTCCCCCTGCCCCGACGCCGTTTGCCGCCCATCCCGCTCATCTTCGATGCGGGCGACTTCGAGACGGACCCCTCGTCAGGCTTCCGCTCTGGTTCCGGCTCTGGCTCGTCGTCGTCATCGGGCTCGGGCTCGGGCTCCTCAGCCTTCACCTGCACCGGCTCCACGATGGGCTCGGGCTCAGGTGCCGGCGCCGGTCTGGGTGGCGGAGGGGGTGGCGCTGCCTTCTTGGTCGGAGGGACCACCTCGACGTCGTTGTGGTCCGGGATGAGGAGCCCCTGAGCCACGAACCTCTCCCACTCGCGCCCGACAAGGACATCGTGGTCACCCACAGTCCTGTCCTGTCGTCCGCGCTGGATGGTGAGGCTCTTCCCCATGTATTGGGGGTGCTTCACATAGCGATGTGTCATGTTGCCCTCTCTCTCATGCGATGGCGAGGGAGGGCCGGTGGAAGGTGACCCGTTGGGGGACAGCTACCCCAGCCGTCCTCCCAACGCCATCAGGTCAGTCGGCCTCAGAGCCCGCCCGTGATCTGGACCCGGCCGTACCACTCGCTCCGCAGGAGCTTGGTCGCGTAGCGCGTCCGCAGCCCCTTGCGGTAGGTCTGGTCCTCGGGGTCCAGGAACGTCGGGGTGAGCTGGAGCGGGACGTAGGGCGCGAAGACGAACCCGGCGTCCAGGTAGCTCTGGCCCCGCAGGCCCAACAGGATGTAGTTGGTCCTGAAGAACGGGTCCTGGTACATCATCCACTTGTTCGACAGGGGGCCGAGGCGGAGGATGCCGAAGTGGCTCGTGATCGGGCCGTAGGACGGCGGGACCATCGTGCCGTCGTAGGGACCGGCGGGCGAGGTCGGGTCGGTGACCCAGGGCGCCCGGTAGTCCATGTGGGTCTGGAGCTGGATGATCTTCGCCGACACCTCGGGGGAGGTCACGCCCCAGTTGGCCGGGGCGCGGCGGCTCTGCTTGTGGATCTGGAACGAGACGTTGCTCATCTGGGTCATGACGGCCCGGATGTGCGAGATCTCGTCGAGGCCCGCCGGGACGGTGAAGTCGAAGGACCGCACGATGCCCGCGCTCGCCTGGAACAGCTCCTCCAGGATGCCCCGGTCCAGCTCCAGGCTGATCTCCTGGGAGACACCGCTGACCAGCTCGGTCTCGGCGTCCACGCCGTGGAAGGCGCGGAGGTCGTCGGCGGCCTCGGAGGACCAGCGAGCCTTCAGCTTGCGCGTGGTGGCCCGGATCTCCTGGAGGCCGATGTCGATGAAGACGTCGGGGACCAGGCGGTTGGCCTCGGAGTCGTACTGGTACGACGCCCGGACGATGTTCGCGGCCGTGGTGGCGAGCGCGAAGGTGAAGTTGGTGATCTGGCCGTTGGCGTAGTTGATCACGCCCGTGCCGCCGCCCGTGAAGCCGCCGACGCCGTTGTCGATCTTCTGCTGGACCACCGTCTGGGTCGCCGGGTTGTACTCCTCGACCACCAGCCGGATGCCGAGCGCCGCGTCGAGCGGACGCACCGGGCTGTAGGCGAGGATGACCGAGCCGGGCGACGCGCCCGACCACTCGGCCGCGACCGTGATCGGCCCGAAGAGCTGCTCCCACTGCACCAGCTCCGCCGAGTAGTTCTCGTCGAAGCCCTGGAGCAGGTTGGTGCCCGCCGCCGTGTTGCCCTTGGACTTGCCGTACTTGTACTCGAAGTAGAAGACGGCTCCGACCGGGGCGGTCATCGGCTGGATGCTGACGATCTCGTTGGCGATCAGGTTAGGGAAGACCCTCCTGAGCACCGGGAAGATGTACTTCGTGTACTCCCCGGCGTTGACCGCCAGCGTGTCCTCCGAGAGCTGTCGGCGCATGTCGCCGAACTGGTTCTCGAAGAGCATCGCCATGCACTTGCGAGTGTGCTCCTCGTTGACGCCCTTGAGGTACTTACCCCACTTGGACGCGAGCTGGGCGGTGTAGGACTCATCCTTGATGCTCCTGGCACCGGCCTCACTGAGCATGTTTCGAGCTTCCATGACTCCCTCCTCAAATCGGCCCCAGGAGGCCCCTAGTTGCCGTTGCCGAGACCCTTTGTCCCAGCGAACTCATCGAACTGCTCCTCAGTCAGACCCAGAGACGCGAGAGGATCGTTGGCGCTCTCTTTGGCGCCATTCCCCTTGCCCTTGGGCTTGCCATGAGTGTCCTCGTTGATGTCGCGCTCCGTGCCACGGGCCACGCGGTTCCTGATCCGCTGGGCCTGGTCCTCGTCGATGCGAGGAGGCGCCGGGTGCCGCTCGTCGTAGCCCGCGATGATGCTCTCGACCTCCTCCACGGAGATCGCGCTCTCGCAAAGCTTCCGCAGGTCTGCACCACCCTTGTGGTCGCGGAGTCGCTGCTCGACGTGGAGCGCGAGCTGCATCTCCTCGGCCACCTGAAGCGCCTTGCGGGTGCGCTCGTTCGCCTTCGCCTTCTCGGTCTCGGCCGCCTGGGCCTTCTCCTCGGCCGCCTGGATTCGGGCGTCCAACTCTTCGAGCTTCGCCTGGACCTCAGCGTCCTTCTCCTCCGCCTTCTCCTGCTCCTGCACCCTGGCCTTGGTCAGCTCGTTCTTGACGGCCTCGACCTTGGCCTCGATCTCGGTGGTTGAGCCGTACTGCGAGATGTCCCCGACGAGGGTGATGATCGTGTCGCGACCCTCTTCCTCGGCGACGAGGCGTTCGAGGTGGAGCTGGTAGGCGGCCTCGGTCGCGACGGCCTTGTACTCCTCGGCCTGCTTCCGCGCTGCCTGCACCTCCAGCTCACGCTCGGCGAGCTGGCCCTTGAGCTTCGCGATCTCCTCGTCCTTGACGTCCAGGGCCATCTGCTGGTCCACGGGGACGCCGAAGGGAGCGATGATCCGCGCGATCTGCTCCAGGGTCACCTTGGCCTGGGCCACCTCGGGGTCGCTCAGGGCCTCGCTGGTGGCCCTCTCGCGAGCGGCTTCCTCGATGCCCTCGACCGTTCGCCGAAGCTCACCGGAGAACAGCTCCCGCAGCCGCCTCTCGGTGCGCTCCTCCGCCTCTGCCACCGCCTCGGAGAGGGAGCGCCCGTGGGCCTCGCCGGCCTCCGTCAGGGCGGCCTTCTTGGCCTCGCCCGACAGCGCCTCCACGAGCCCTGGGTAGTCCCTCTTGAGGTCTTCCAGGGTCAATTCCATGCCGTCCTCCGGTATCTTCTGCGTCTCCTCGTGGAACACCTCGGGATACGCTGTCTTCATCGCTGGGTCGGCCACGAAGTCGAAGGTGTGCAGCACGAAGTCCTCCTGGACCTCCTGCACCCCGTTCGCGATGGGCTTCGTTGTCCCGAAGCCACGGCTGGAGACCCCCACCTTCCCGTTCGCGTCCAGGATGGCCTTCAGGATGCGCCCGTTGGGGGTGTCCAGGATCTCGGCTTCTCCGACGACTTCCGGCCCCTCCAGATGGAGGTTCGTGAGGAGGTGGCTCACCCTCGTGAGCTTCGTTCGACCATCGGCCGGATGATCCAGCTCACCGAACACCATCCGACCCCTCATGGAATCGGACAGGCGACCGATCTCTCGCTCCCACAGATGGGCGCCGTAGAGCCGCTTGTTCTCGGTGGGCTTGTCGGACCTGGCGAACTGCCCTCTGGCGATGTACTTCCCGGGCTTGTCCTTGGACTCCGCCAGGGTGAACTCCAGGGGCATGGAGTCGATGAGAATTTGTGCCATTACCAGACCCTCGACTTCGCCGTCTTCGCCCTCAGCCCTGTCCTGTTCAGGATGGGCTGGAACTTCTCTGGCCGCTTCCGCTCGGGAGCTATCTTACGCTCACCAGGCTTCTCGAAGCCAATGATATTTCGCCGCGTCTCCACTCCTAAAAGCTCTCTGCGCCCACTACGATAGGCTGTCCGCCGCTTTCGCGGTGCCTCGAACAGCCATTCGAGGGGAACCCATCTCACGCTGCCGCCAGAGCCGCAAGGACGCCAGCCGGGGCTCCCAGCGCCTTCAGAGCTGTCGCCAGCTCCTTGTCGGTGGCCTTCGCCTTGCCGGTCTGGTCCTCGGCCTCGTCAGAGGTCACGAACCAGGGCTTCTGCTTGCCCCGGTACATCCAGGCCGGCGCCTTCAGCCCGGTGATCTGCGAGAGGTAGAACATCACCCGCAGCACGTCGGTCATGTTGTCGACGCGGTGGACCGGCAGCCCCTTGCTGTCCATCACCTTGTGCTTCTTGACGACCACCTCGGTGGCCTTGATGGCGGCCTGGGGGTCCATCTTCTGCATGGCCATGTTGATGGCCTTTAGGTACTTGCCGGCGATGGTCGGGTCGGGCGAGGCGGTCCCCCCGGTCGGGAACTGCCAGCCGTGCTGCACGGGACCCTTGCCGGCGATCCTCGCCTGAAGCTCCGCCGGGCTCGGGGGCACGTAC